CAAAAACTGTCAATCTCTTTTTCTTTTTAGTCATAATTCTTTTCCTTTAACTTGGCTTCCCATGCCATGTAAACTGCCTTTGAGTAATCAACCTGGCTAAGTTTGTACTGCTTAACAGTCAATGCAATCTGTAACCTTTCTTGATCTGTCAGACTAACCCATTCACGTTTCTTTGGGTGCTTCTCATGTTCAACCGGGAAACTGATAAAGGCATATCCCCTGTCCAGATACAAAGGCTCGTGCTTTTCCAACGCCTTCAGAGCCTGCCGCATGGCCTCAATGCTCATGTGTTCTTGCTCCTTAATTTGGCTTCAATCTTGCGAACGTGTTTCATTCCAAGTGCATTCAATGGGAAATCACAACAACTGTTAATCTCCTCATCCGTAAGTCCAACCCATTCAAATTTCTCAGCCTGCTTCACCGTGTAGTCCAGTGCGTTGTACAGATCGGCTACTGTCTTCACATCTACCGGAACCACTGAGCCTGGATTCAACAGCTTCAGTCCACGCTGGACAGATTCATTCATGGCAATATCTCCGCAACAAAAATCTCAACGCATGGGTACTTTGAATAAGCCTTCATGCTGTGCAGTTCTACAACCTGGCTGTCATCCACCCACAAAATCCCATTGCCTGCATCCATGACTGCCTTGACGTAGTTATCAATGTCTGGTTTGCCAGTCGGTCTGATCTCGGATGTCACAGCGTCTTGCTGTTTCTTCTTTGACCACGATGCAGGGATACCCTTCCACACCCTGACAGACAGCGCCAGCGGCCCTTCTAGTGGCTCGCTCATGCCCATTGCCTGCCTAGCATGGTCACGCACTACGTCTTCCCACTTGGCAGTCTTGGCAGGCGTATATGCCTTGACGAATCCACCCTGTCGAGCAAACCTTGGTCTGCCTTTGCCAACTGGCTCTCCGTCTACCCGGAAGTTCACAACAAAGGTCACGATTTTCTAGTCCTTTTTAGCCAGCAGCCAACACAGAACCACTTGCTTTCCGACATTTTTATACCTCCCTCTGGCGGCTTCTCCGAGTGACAAGAACTGCACAGTCTCATCGGGTGAGCCTGCCGACTGCTGTTCTTCAGTGCTATCTGGTGCTTTGCGAAAGACATCAATGTCTCCTGTGAGAGTAAGTGCTGCAACAACCTGTTCTGGAGTAGCTGATGTGCCCTCCTTGATCTGGTCAAGCAACTTATGTGCTTCATCTTTGGTCATCTGACTTGTTTGCTTCTGTCTTTGGCTCCAACGGAACCCAACCAAAACGCCTCCAGGTTGCCTGCACATCGGCCTCCCTGGTGAATTGATAGTTCTTGTCCGTGATCAGGACACTAGGCATCGTGACCTTAGTCCCCGGAGGGGGTTCCCAATTGAGTCGATTCATCTTGACCTTTCAACATGGCTGACAAACGAACATCCAAACTACTGTACTTCCGAGCCAGTCCGTCAATGATCAACTCCTCGACAATGCTGGCTTGACTGCGGCGCTGGTCTGCTGCTGCCGCCATCAGCAACTCTTTTGCCTGCGGTCTGATGCGAACCATCACCGGGATGACATTGATCTTGGGCTTGATGTAGTGTTTCATGCGTGGCATTGTATTGCTTTCATTGTGAAATCAAACAACAACCCAATATCCCCACGTTTGTGTCGGGTATTAGACTGTGATAAGATGCTTTCACGTTGATAGCAAAACAACGTGTTTCACAAACTACCTACTAAGGAGAATGAAAATGAAAACAGCAAGTTACCTGAACTTCCTCTCGTTCCAGATGAAACAAGAATATCTGGATGTGGCTGAAGTTAATTTGCCCTTCGCACCTGTTGACTTTGGCGCTCTTGACGCTCCCCTTTCGATACCTGCTGGCGGCACTTACAGCTATCAATGCTTGTTCAGAGATGGTTGCATCACGATGCCCATGAGTTTTGCAAGAGGAGAATGAGATGTCAGAAAACAGCAACATCAAACGTGTCACCATTTACTATTCCAACAAGTTGGCAGGTAAAACTGGCATGGGTGGCGGTCTTGACATCAATGGCAACGTGGCGTCTTGCGGTGGCGTTGTCAGCATGAACCCTGTTTTCGCCCAACTTGCAATGGCACGCGCCAAAGCAAAGCATCCTGATTGGGAAGTTCAAATGGTGAGCACGACTGCTGATGCCGCATATTTTGATGTCCCAAAAAAAGAAGCAGTAGAAAAAGCAAAACGCGAATTGCAGTTGTTCACTAACTAATCCTTGGGGCTACGGCCCCATTCATAACCTTCCAATTATGGAGAATGAAATGTCAGACAAAACCATCACCATCAAGGTCACCAAGAACTACGGCAATCTGATTGCCATGCCAGTCTGTGAGCAGGGAAAGCTGTTCGCAAAGCTGGCTAAGTCCAAGTCGCTGACCTTCGACTCGCTCCAAATCCTCAAGCAACTCGGTTACACCATCGTCCAGACTGGCGACACCATCACCATCTAATCAGGAGATCATCATGTACCAAACCAAAACCTACAAAGGCGCTTTCGGATGGAAGTCGGAGACTGTGATTGACCTCACAGACGACATCAGAATCTGCATCCTGACCATGAAACGGAGCAGCGGCGGCATCCTGACTTCGGCAATCGGAGGCGTCAAATGCCCTCGGACTGGCTACTACATGATCACGGCGTTCAAAGACTACAGCAAAAAGATCATTCTGATGCAAGGCAAAGCAACCAAGAACGCGATCATGTGGCAACAACAGCAGGCTCTTGCAGACCTGGATGACATCGTTGCTGACGCAAAACAGTTTTACAAAATACCTGTTGACAGTCCTGAATTAGTCTGAGATACTGCTTTCACGGTGATAGCAAATGTTGCCGTGTTCATCAACCTTCCAACTATGGAGAAATGAAATGACCAAGTACCTTACCTGTGCCGAGACTGCCAAGCTGATCCGGGCTGCTCTCAAAGAAGCATTCCCTGGCGTCAAGTTCAGCGTCAAGTCGAACGTCTACAGCGGCGGCGCTTCTATCAACATCAAATACGAAAACGGTCCGACTTGCAGCCAAGTCAAGTCGGTTGTCTCGGTCTTCGAGGGTTCGTACTTTGATGGCATGACCGACTACAAGGGCAGCAACTACACCAGTCTCAACGGCGAGGAAGTCCGGTTCGGCGCTGACTTCGTGTTCGTCAATCGGAAATACACCAAGGCTTTCCTTGAGACTGCTGTCGAGTTTGCTTGCAAATACTACGGCTATCCTGTGACTGAGATTCCAGTTGTCGATGCTCCCTTCGGTGCTTACATTGCCAGAACTGCCAACTACGACAACGAGACTCGGGTTGCTCGGAAAGTCGAGGAGTTCACCCTGGTGGAAATCAAGGAAAGCAAGACAGCAGAAAGCGTCAAGTTCCTGGGCGACGATGGCTACGGCTACGGCGCTGTCGGACGGTTGGCAGCATGACACAAGGGGCTACGGCCCCACTGGAGAACGAAATGGTTGTATTTAAGCTGACCTACCCAAGCAGATGGTACGGCGACACTCTGGTCTATTTCGCAACGTATGAAAACGCTGCCAAGTATGCTGAGTTCAAGAATCTCGATCCTGCAAAGTGCATCAAGATAATCCCTGTCATCACGACAGACATAACCACAGAGGCGACAACATGACTCTCAAAGACATCCTTTCTGGCATTGCAATCGGTCTGATCTTTTCGATCCCCTTCCTGGTAGAGATTGCAAAGGAGTTGCTCAAATGAACAACTGGCCTTTCCCTACCAAACCCATCCAAACGCCGCCCATTGGCGACATTCCCTTTGGCCTTGATGACTACGAGGACGCACCGCTATGACTTTCGGAACTCTCTGGCAGAAGCTGGTACGCAAAGATGCCCCTGTAACGTCCATAGAGGCGGCAGCAAGCGTTGACACCGCATCAATGGAGCAACTGGTGTACAGCACCATTGCGCTCCATCCTGACGGCTGTATTCAGGATGAAGTCCTGAGCATCCTGTCCCACCGCCCCTACTCCAGCGTGACTGCACGATTCCGCAGTCTGCTGGACAAGGGTTACATCGTAGACACCGGGTTGACTCGCCCCGGTAAGTCTGGTCGTCAACAGCGAGTTGTCAAAATTGTGGAGAAATCAGATGCCTAAGTTAACCAGTGACGAAATGCTGTCGTGCAGTCAACTGCCCAGCCTGTTCGGAGTGAGTCCATACTCCAAACCCAATGACACCCTGATGTTCTGTGCCAAGTCCATTCTTGGTGAAGACGCTCGTACTCCAGCAGGCGAGGCGGCAGATTGGGGGAACCTGCTTGAGCCTGCCATCATTGCGGAGATTGCCAAGCGTCTTGGCATTGACCGCTACGAGATGCCTGACAAAGCGTTCAAGCATCCTGAACTGGCGCTCGGTGCTAGTGCTGATGCCATTGCCTTTGTGGACAAGGAGATCGTCATCCAGCACGATCCATCCAACGGCATCTATGTGGTGGACGGTGACTCGATCACGCTCAAGGGCAATGGTGTACTGGAATCCAAGCTGACCAGAAGTCACCAGGAAGAATCCCTGCCGCTGTACCGTGGACCAATCCAGGTGCAAGGCGTAATGATGTGTACTGGTCTGGAGTGGGCAGCAATCGGATGTCTGTACTCAGGTATCGAACTCCGCATCTTTTTGTTCAAACCCCATCAGGCCACGCAGGAACACATCAAGAACCTGGCTTATGACTTTGAGTTACGGCTTGAGAAGTTCCGTCAGACTGGCGATCTAGACTACTACCCGCCTGAAGATACCAAGGATGCCAACCGAGTCTGGCCCACAGCAAACGACCAGGACATTGATCTTGGCGACGAGTACGAGGGTATTGCCAGCGCCATCATAGGTCTGAAGGCTGAGATCAAAAGCATGGAGGATCAGGTTGCTGAGAAAGAACTGAAACTCAAGGAGATGATGCAAGGGTTTGGCAGTGCTAAGTGTGGCAAATGGCAGATCAAATGGCCCATGCGTCACTACAAGGAAACTCAGGAAAAAATTACACCAGCAAAAGCAGCGTACTCAGTGCGCCAGTCAACCCTCTCAATCAAGGAACTCAAGTGAAAGTTTATCAAGCAATCAATGCAGTTCAGAACGAACTGTCCAAGATCGGTATCACCAAAGACCGACTGAATACCCAAGGCAATGGCTACAAGTTCCGTGGCATTGATGATGTCTACAACACCATCTCTCCATTGCTGGCTGAACATGGTCTGTGCATTCTGCCTCGCGTCATTAGTCGTGAGTGTGTCGAGCGTTCCAGCGCAAAGGGCAATGCCCTGTTCTACGTCACCGTAGAAGTTGAGTTCGATTTTGTGTCTGCCGAGGATGGCAGCAAGCACACAGTCAAGACGTTTGGTGAGGCAATGGATTCTGGCGACAAGGCTACCAACAAGGCAATGTCAGCGGCATACAAGTACGCAGCATTCCAGGCATTCGCCATCCCGACAGAAGGCGACAACGATACCGAGTCAGATACCCACGAAGTCAAGGGCAGACCAGCACCAAAGAACCCACTGGATATGATTGACCCGCCCGTCAAACCATCAACAGGGGCACAGTTCCGCATGGCGATACCCGGCAAAGAAGATCGAATCTACGGATCATCTCAAGACCTGTTCGATGCCATGATGACAGTCAGAGATCAGATCGAGAAAGCTGGCAGCATAACCCCACGGTTACGCATGACCAAGATGCGTGAACTGCGTGAGGCCAACGAGATGAACGTGGACCGGATGGATATTGCCCACAAGTCCAATCTCATGGGTGATTACACCCTGCGACTCAAGCGTCTGGGCGCTCAAGGAGGTGAAGATGGAGTCAGTTGATTGGGCTGCTCTTGACCAGCAATATCAGGAATATTGCAACCAGTGCCAGAAAGAAGGGAAAGTCCCGCAGGACTTTCACATCTGGTTACTCGGTCAGGATTAAGCAGACAGGACTTGCAAAGCCTGCTCAGTGTGGGCAATGCGGTCCTGCAATCCAATTGTCCCGCCATTGATCTTCTTGGTGAGGCCAGTCCAGTTGCTGTTCTCAGCCAGGTTGTTGCAGTCGTGGGTTGACCAGAACCATCCCGCAGTCAGTGCCGCATAAGCAGGAGTTGCGACCAGATCGGGCTGTAATACAAAGTCAATTCCCAGAGCCTTGCCAGCATGGAAATAATTGGCATGGCCTGTAAGCTGAATACAACCACGACCACGGAAACGATAACCATCACCGGATGCCTCGTCACGGTTACCCATGCGGTTGGCGTAAACCATGTTGGCAATCTTCTTAGAGTTTCCAGCATACTGATCTGCTATCTCTTGAGTCGGGAATCGTTTGGGCCACAGCTTCATCAGCGTTGCGGCCCGATAGTTTAGGTTCTCTTGCAGGACTTTGAAGTGACCACACTCGTGACCACACTGACCAATGAATGCGGCCTGTTGCCTGGGACTATTGATGTTGAACTTGGCAAACGTAGAGTTCAGCGCGTCAACCCACTCAGCACCAATGTGAAGTCTCTGGAGTTGTTCAGCGTTTACCATTCAACTGCTCCCTCACTTTGTTGTAGCTGTCGATGCAGGCGTTGAGTTGGTTGATGTGCTTGTCTGCTTCTGCAATGAGGGCGGCGATTGCGGCGAGGGTTTCTCGCTCGGAATCAGAAGGTTGGTCAGGCGCTCGGTCAGGTTGGCTGGGCGCTTGGTTCCGATCTCCGGCGGCAGGGGCGGGACTTGCGGGGGTTGGTACACAACTTGTGGGGGCCGAGATGCGCACCCTGCCAGCACGAATAGCACGATCAAGAGCAGTTTGTTTTTCAGTGATTGCATTGTTAGCCTCCGCTAGTTTAGATGCGTTCGCGTTGATTTCCTCGTTTAGCTTAATCTCGGTTGCCCTGGATTCTGCGTTCTTGGCAGCAATCTCAGCCTGCATTTCCTGATCACGCTTGCTCCACCCGGCAGAGTGACCGTACCAGTAAACCCCGGTCACCACGGCAATGGCTCCAAGAATCATCCAAGGGTTGGGTAGACGGATCATGTGCCAGCCTCCAGTCTTGCGGCAGCAATGCGCTCACGATATTGGTCAGACTCCATGTGTTCAGGGGGAGTGCTGGGCGGTGGAGGAGGAGTCCAAGACTCATCCAGTTCGGGATTGATAAAGACTGGCATCGCACCCATTGCATTACCAAACAAGCCGCCAGTCACGGCTTGCTGGAGAGGGGGCTGTGGCCCTCCTTGAGGTGCAGGTGCTGGTGTAGCTGGAGGTGGACTTGCAGGTGTACCTAGATTGCCCACCGCCCCTACTGCTCGCTTGGTCATCACGCCACCAATGCCACCCACGATCAGCAGAACAATGTCGTTCAGCATCTTCAGGTAACCCTGGTCGATAGGGGCCATAGACTTGATGGGCTGAGTCACGAACGTCACGCTGTACAGCATGAAGAACACAATGCCAGCCAGGATCACCGTCACGATCCCGACGACAAATGCCCAGACTCTGACCTCAATTTCCGCTGGTGTTAGCGGGGTTGGGTTGGGGTTGTTGTTGCTCAATTTTCTTCTCCAAGATAGGGGCAACCAGGTACTCAGGACAGGTCTGCGTGAACAGACATCGAGGCTTCTGACATTCAGGCAGGTTGAACTTGTCAGGGTTTTGGCAGGTGTATCTGTATCTGTCCTGGCATCCAACCAGTACCAGCACAGCCAGCAACAGGAATCTCATGGGCATTGAATCAGTCTCCCAACAATCTTGGCCTTCAGGATTTCATTCACATCACGTTCCTGTTTTAGTTTCAAACTGAGAATCACAACACCGATAGTCATTCCAAGAACCAATGTCATGGTGATCAGAAGCCCAACCATGAGGGCAGTGCGTTCTGCTGATGCAATCGGATCGTCCACAATACCCCCATTGTTTCGAGAGCCAGAATTAGAAACACCGCGAGTCCCATTAGGTTGTCTTTGATTGCGTTGCGGATTCTGTCTCGTCGCCATCTGGCTTCTCTGTCCTTAATCAGTTGCCTGCGTCTTGCCTCAGTCTGTTCCTCCAGTGTCTGCTCCCACATACTGTTGAACCGAGTCCACAGATCACCCAACTCCTGCGGGGTGTTCCAGGTCATCTGAGTCCTGATCTCGGCGTGCATCTGCTCCAACCTTGATCTGATCAGCACTCTGTTCAATGCCATACGCTTGAGCGAACCATCCTTGTCGTCGTGTATCTCGTGAGCCTTGCGCTCCTGCTCGTGAAATACTGCCTCAATCTTGTCCATTGAATCAAAGAACTCACCCAACTGCTGACCTATCTGTGAGATCACATCGCCAGGGTCTGTGTGTGATGCTTCCTTGACTCGTTGCTTTTCCTCCTCAATCTGCTTTGCCTGCTCCTTGCTTACAGACTTACCAGCAAACTGTTTGTCAATGTCCTTTAGTACCTCTTTGACGTTACCGGCTACACCCTTTACTTCCTTGTAAAGTTCGCAGGCTTTTTTGATCCCTTTGACAGCGGCAGATGCCGCTGCCATGATGGTGAAAGGGTCCACATCATCTTTGTATTGATGACCAAATAACGCCTGCCATTCCGCACAACATCACACCAGCAACCTTGATAATGATTCCCTCAAGACGTTTGAGTCTGGCGTTGATCTGTTCATAACGATAGGCACACACTTCTTCATGTGTTTGCAGGCGTGCTTCAACCGGAGTCACCATTTACATCTCCATCAAGTAGGCCGCACAAAGCAAGCGCTAAATCTGGTTGAATTGCCAGTTGTATATGTATTGACGGCACTTCCAGTCGAATGAGTGGCATCGACCTCGATGTAATCTGTTGATCCGTTCAAGTAAATAAGAGCACTAGCAATGGTAATTGGAGAACTATGAGTGCCTGGTATGTAGTTTCCAGAAACTCTGGTGCTGCTGTTCTTGCGTATGTATGTCATGGGGTTTACTGTGCTGCCATCAAACTTAACGGAGGCATTTATCTGGTAATATCCTGCGACGGTAGGTGTAAACCGCGAACTGGCGAAGTTGCCATTGGTATCAGTGTCTTCTTGCTGAAATTCGACCTTGGTGTTAGCGCCGCTTACCAGTGATGTGCTTAAGATAGCATACACGTTGAATGCTGGAGCATTCGGCAATCTTGCAATTTCTCTTGCTTGTCCCATGTTGGACTCCTTTCAAAACTACTAAAAGGCCCAGACGGGCCTATTGCTTGTTGTACTTACGCAGCAGGCGGCGCTGCCTCTTGCTGCTGTTGCTGATCCATCTGGCCCTGGATTTTCATCAAGACTTGCCAAGCATTGCTCTTGGTCGGCAGTTCACCTGGCACCTGCTTGATGAACTCCAACTCGTTCTCTGCCAGATGCAGGTTAAACTCTTTCATGCGTTATCCCATGGCACGCCAGCAACGCTGACAGGGTTCTTCTGTGCGGCGATCTGTGCAGCCAAAGCTTCTTCAGTGGCTGCTTTGTCCACGCCAGAGGCCCACACCCAGGCCAGAACAGCCTCGGGAGTCAGTGAATCATAAGGAACCGTAGGAGCGCCTTCTGTCCAACCAACGGTGGAATAGATAGAGGCAGAAACCTCTCCATCCACTGCGGAAGCATTCCAGTGGGCGACTGTTACGAAACCGTCAGAGGTACGGCGGTCGAGATTAGTGATTGTCCAGGTGATAGTCATGATTATTGTCCTTCAAGTTGAGCCACGCGAGCGCGGAGGGATTGCAATTCAGCAATGATGTTGGCGATAAATTCAGCGGAACCATATTCCATTGCTTGCATTTGTTCTCCATCTTTTTCGCCTACCACAGAACCAGGCGAAACTTCTTGAACTTCGTGAGCCAAGAAGCCGACAAACTTAGAACCATCAGCTTTCCAAGTTCCACTTTTTGGCTTCAAAGCATCAATAAATGCACCTGAACCAGTTAAAGGCCCATCAATGTTTTTTAAACGGTAATCGGAAGAAGTGTTGTATGAAACGCCTGTCGTGCCGTTTTGCGTGATATTTCCAATAAGGCCACCGTTGTACGATGCAATAAAAAAGGAAGACCCACTACCAGAACCTGTTTTGTGCCCAACAGCTACATATGTCTCAATGTCATTTGGGTTTTTTACAACCATGCCTTGTGTAAGCAAATAACTAGCAGTTGTAGTCCCCACTAACAAGTTACCGGAGGAGTCTAGTGTCATTGCTTGGGTGAACGTTATGGCGTTACCTGCTGTGCCGCCTGCTGAAATATACCAAGCGTGGGTACTTCCTGCATTTGCTCCTGTCATTTCATAACGAGCTGCACCAACACCTGTATATTGATATTTCCAGTTTGTGTTGTCGTTGTAAGCGCCTAAAACCACGGCGGTTGGAACAGTAGAACCTGAACCTGTACTAGCAAGTGCGCCCACAGCACCGCTTTGAGTTGCTTTCCAGCTACTACCCCAAGCACTCGGAGTAACACCCAGTCCAAGGTTGCCGGAGGAGTCTATACGGGCACGTTCTGTGGCATTGTTATTTCTAAAAACAATAGGTGTTGTAGTATCGTTGCTTGAAGGTCCAACCGCAAAAAATGTTCCAGGTACATAGCTAATATCTGCTGAACCATTTGCACCATTTGAGCCAATTTCAAACAACAAACGAGTGTAGCCTGTTGCGCTCAGATTATTTACTCTTGAAACAACATAGGCTCCAGCGGATGTGTTAGAAACATCCAACTTATAAGCAGGACTTGTAGTACCAACCCCAAGATTAGTTCCATCAAAGACCAGAGCAGAACCAGTGGTGATTACCTTGGAGCCGTTGAGATACGCTACTGCGTTGGCTGTGCCGTAGTTCAATGTGGCGCTAGTGTTTACAGCAATGGTATTCACCGTGCCGCCAACAACGGCGGCTGCTTGCCAGGCCGATCCATTCCAGATGCGAAGTTCATTGGCCACCGTGTTGAAGTACTGGTCGCCAGTAGTCAACGCATTGCCATCGTTGTCGACAGAGGGGTCAGAACTCTTAGCGCCTAGATAGATATCATCAAAGGCATCAAAACTGGCGGCAGCAGCGGCGGCAGACGCAGCTGCAGCAGTGGCGCTGTTGGCTGCTGCGTTTACACTGATCAAAGCATTCAGTGCAGAACTCGCAGCATTCGATGCTGCAGACGTAGCATTGCTGGCCTGGGTGGTAGCAGTGCTTGCAGACGATGATGCACTGCTTGCGCTATTAGACGCATTGGTTGCGCTAGTGCTTGCCGATGACGCAGAGCTTGCAGCATTGGTGGCAGAGGTGCTTGCTGAACTTCCGCTATTGCTAGCGCTGGTGGCCGATGTAGCTGCAGCGGTTGCAGAGTTCGATGCGTTAGTGGCCGCAGTGCTGGCCGTGCTAGCAGAGCCAGATGCTGCAGTCGCAGAGTTGGCCGCATTAGTAGCCGAGGTGCTGGCGTTGCTTGCCTGAGTCGATGCCGTGCTAGCAGATGAGGCCGCATTGGTCGCCGATGTTGAAGCGTTGCTGGCCGAGGTAGCAGCTGCTGCCGCAGATGCCGCTGCTGCGTTCCTGATCGAGATGGTGTCAACAGGGTTGAAGTAGGTCACCACGCGCACGGTGTCATTCAGTGCAGCACCGCTGCCCAACACGATTGATGTTCCATTGGTGGCCGTGTAGTCGGCGGCATCCAGCAGCACGCCGTTCAGATAGACATAGACTGAACTAGTGTTGTAGCCGTCGGTGACGCTGAAGGTGGTCTGACCTGCGGTTGCCGTGTAAGCTTGGTGGCCAATAGCCATCTCTGGCGCGATCTCTTGCCAAGCGCCGCCCGTGTAAACCCGCATGCTATCTGACGTGGTGTCAAAGTACAAGTCACCAGCTTGCAGCGCAGTGGTGTCAAAGCGCGTTGCTGGTGCAGATGCGAGTGATCCCTGGTAGATGCCAGTGAAGTTGGAGATGTCAGGCCCAGCCTCTGCGTTGCCTGTAGTTGCATTGAAGGCGAGCAGCTTGCCAGCACGCAAAGCTGCGCCTGGAAGCGTCATGTCGATGGTGGTCGGGTCAGTCACTGGCGCTTGCAATGAGCGATCAATTTCCTCTTTGTTCTGCTGAGTGAAGATGACCAGGCTATCGAGTTCGTCGTTCAGCGTGTTGGCAAATAGGTCGCCACCAGTCACAAAATCAGACGTTCTCTGTAGTGCGCGAGAACCATAAATGGTGACAGTATCTGAACCAGTTGCAGCAGACACAAGCGTCACAGAGCCAGTGCCATTGGAGTTGATCGTTACGGTGTAATCCGTGGTCAACGTCAGCAATGTAGTGTTCTTGTAAACAGCAATGTCGGTATTGGCAAGAATCTCAAATGTAAATGAGTACGGACCAACACCAGCACTACCAGTGTACTGGACTCGTCGTGAGACATTCGAAATCGGGTAAGCCATTATCTTGCTCCTTTGCCAAATTCTTTCAGGCGTTGCGCTTTATCTCGGATACGTTGCTGGATGTCTTGTGCGTAAAGACTGTCATTCGCCAGAATCTTTCTGGCATCTTCAAAAGTGTCACTGAACACAGAACTGATCATGTTCTGATAACGTATCAGATCATTGCGACCAGCGTCCTGCTTGATCAAGTCAACCACGGCAGTGACACGCTTTTCGAGTTCCAACGGTCCGTTAGCAATACGCAACATTTCGTTGTATTCCTCAGCAGTCAGTTTGGTATTGGAGTTGATGCCAGTGTCAGGGTCTTTCATGGACAACTGACGACCAGGCATGGCAATGTTTGCATTCAACTGGATCAAAGCCTGATCAACTTCATTCTGCTTTCCAGCCTTCATGCGAAGTGGCGACCATGAGAACTCATGCTGGACAGGCTCAGACCAGATGTTCAACATAGGAGGCAAGTCTTGAGACAAGCCAGGAGTTTCGCTTCTCCACTTGTTCAAGGCATCCATCACACCCTTGATGCCAGCACCAAGATTGGGATCAGCTTGATAGTCTCGACGCAGGGGATCGACCTTTTCCTTGGTGCTGGTAATAAAGCCACTCAAAGGCTCAACTGCCTTGAGAGCAGTGGTCGTTCCAATCTTTGCCACACCGTTGATGATGTTGACCAGATGCTCTCGGCTGTTGGGGATATTTCCACCAACCAAAGCAGCAATGTTTCCGACACCAGTCAGGAAAGGATGCTCAAGCATATAGTTGGCAACGCCAAACACCGCCCCACCAACATAGGCATTCAAGCGACTGTCGTCCTGCTCGTACCGAGCATAGTCAACATAGTCGGCTCCGATGGCCATCAGAGCGCCAACAGGCTCCATGCCTTGGTAGGACAGGAATACCTTGCCAGAGTAGTCGCCAGAACCAAAGCGAACACTGCCGGGGAACTGCGAGAACAGATCACGCACATCCTCTTTCATGCCGCTGGTGTCAACCACAAAGCTGTACGGTTGCCAGCCCTGGCGCTCCATTGCCTGTCTGGTTCCCTTGTCGCCGGGGCCAGAACCAGTGATGGTTCCATTGGTTGCCAATTGCGAAAAACTGTAGATGGCTGCGCTGGACATTCCAACCTTTGCCATCGCCATGTCTGCCTCTTTGCCACCAGCCGCAATGTTTGAATAGAATGACTTTGTTGCAAACGCCAGAGGAGTACGCGAAACAACCTCGCCCATCACGTTGACAGGTGTTGAAATAAATGGCATCTGGGTACGCAAGGCAAACCCGGTAGCACTGTTCGGATTCATTGAGGCTTGCATCTCCCCAATGGTTCCTGTTAACTTTTGGGTAAACGTACCAACCTCTGCAAGACCAGTAATGTAGTCAGGGGGGCTTAACGTGAACTGATCAATTGCGTCAGATTGTGCCTTGAGTGCGGTAGGAATATCACCACCAGCTTTCAGTGCATCGTCATATGCACGAATACCAACACGAGTCGTTTCTGCCGCCAACTCATATGTATAGTTCACACCTTTGAAGAACTCATCAGCAGACATCAGACTGCGACCAGGCAGAGTCGTAACAAAGTTGATTGCCTTGATACCAGTACTCAACAAAGAACCATCGTCTTTGAAGTTGATCAGATCCATTCTGGCTTGCTGACGAGCAATTTTGGTCGGGTCAGTCCAGCCTTTTGGCACACCATTGTTGAAAGCATATGCCATCAACTCAAGGCCATTCTTAACGGCAAGACCAGTCGATGCCAACATGGTCGGCACTTCCATCAACTCATAAGACTCGTCAGCGCCAAGACCAATGCCACGGCGTAACGTACCTGCGGCTGCGGCAGTGGTGCGCTCTGCCATGCGGTACGGCAGGAAAATGGTGTTGCTCAGTGCGTTCTTGATCTGAGTTCCAGGCCGGGACAATATGCCGTTCACATACACAGTGAACAGCTTTTCCCAAGGATTTCCTTGAGCCATTCCCTTGATAAGTTCTGCCTTACCTTCAGGAGTCTTCAGGTTGTTATAGGCTTGCGCGAACTTGACAATATCAGTCTCATTGCCAAAGTTCTCCAGGATCGTAGAAATATCCACAGCGCCATCTCGCGGCATACGCATGACAGCCAAAGATTGCGCCACGTTGGTCTGGTAACCCTTAACGCTTTGTTGGAGCAGGTTGTGGAAATGGATGGTCTGTGCCATCTCTGCCAACTCGGTAGGAGTAGCAGTTCCATTGGATACCTTGGCGGCAAGTCCATCCAGATGCTTGGCACTGGCAACCATCGCATTCAGTGCCTTGAAGGTGTTTTCAGGATTGACCTGGAGTTTGTTGCTAGTCAGGTCATCAATGAACTTAGGGCCAAGACCAGCGTTTTCCGCAGCGGCACGAACATCGTCGAATGTGATCGTCTTGGTTTCAACGCCACCCATCCGAGCCATCGTTTCCACAGTGGTCTTGATGTCCTCAGTGGTCTGCATGACAGGCAGATTGAAGGCAGTCTCTGGCGGCTTCTCCATTGCCGGGTCAGTCGTCGCTCTCAGGTCAGCAACGTCCTTGCGCTCAGACGAGAATGCTTGTGGAGTTATCTCAGGCTTTTTACCAGTCTCGATCTTGGCGGCAATTTTTGCCGTTGTCGGGCTGTCGGCAACGCCAGACGCTACGGCGGCTTTGGCGGTGTCTTCAATAACAACTGATGTCGCGGCTTCAGGAGTTACGGCAGGAGTCTTAGGGGCGCGAATATCGACCTTGGTGAGCCTTTTAAGAATCTCACTAGGCAGGCCACCAGCAACCTGGAAGTCAGGCTCCAGCGCCATTTCCCCGGTAGTCTGACCTACCTGCTGGACATCCTGATCAGAAGACGGCAAGACCGTTCCCTCGGAACCCTGCTCAAAGTCAGCGGCAGATTGAGCGATCTTGTCTAATCTTTGATCAAGTGGGGCATTAGCCATTGTCAAGGCTCCAGTTTGTGGTATTGTATCTGTGTTTGTACTGATTACAATACTTTGGTACACTAGTCAAGCAGGAGGTAATCATGGACTTTCCAGATACAACTGAGTTCTTTAATGTCGAAGGCATCCCGGTGACCATTGGTGTTGTCAAGGGACATCCTTACTCAGCCGCCTGGGATAAGCCAGAATCTCGCTGGTTTGACCCAGACTCTGCTCGACGCAATGGCAAGCCGCTATCCAAAGAAGAATTCGCAGACTTGCTCGAATCTTCAAAAGCAGCGTCATAAATAGACTTCATCTCAGCATTCAACCTGCTGATTTCCACCAACTCGTCCTGGGTTGGATCGCGCTTCTCCTTTACCAGTTTTGCTTCTATAGTTCTACGTTCTTTATACAGATCGTGAACTTTGTCCTTTGCCATCATCATTTGTGGCGTATTGATCTGGATTTCCATTGCCATGCCGCCATCCAGCATGACGTTGAACTTGGCATCCCGGTAGCCATCCTTTGACGCAACAGCATTGGGATTGAACAGGTTTCTCGATGTATCAGGATTGATCTCGTATTTTTCTGAAATCATCTTGATAGCATCATCAATCTTTTGCTGACTATCGACGATGATCGTTGAGCGAACCAAGTCTTTGATCTGAGTAACATCACCACCATACTCAGCAACGCTTTTCTCAATCACACGATCAACGCCTTTGACTGGTGCAGCTTTATAAGTACCACCAACTTTTTCAGCAATGTCACGGTTTATCTGGTCGAACTGAGGCTTAATCTGATCTGCTTCATTTAGCATTATCTTCAGATTGTCAGCAGCAGTAGGTTCAAGTTGCTTGAACTTCTTTGACTGCTTGATTTGCTTCAGTACATTTGCCGTACCAACAGCACCAGGAATCATTCCCAATGCGGCAGCACCAGCCTGCAATGCTGCTTTACCAGGCTCACCAGCCTGCAAGGATTGCACAGCTTCCTCTCCAGTACGCACAGCTTCCTGAGTCTGCATACCAGTACCCAATAATGGAATGATGTCAGCAATGCCCATGTTCAGCGGCAGATTGCTGGACTCTCCACCCATGATCGTCTGAGCATTCTTTCTGGCCTGATAGCGAGGAGTACCAAATGCCTCAAAGCCAGCTTGTAAGAAATCAGCAATCTTTTGACGGACAGTCGGATCGTAAGACTCCATCTTGGCTTGTGGCTCAAGATTCAACTGTGCTGCTCTAGGGTTGTATCCAGCATACGAACCACGACCAGCGCCAGCATCGCTAACCACCGTCTGGTCAGCAGGAGCAGCCGCTAACAACATAGGCGGCTCTGGAACATCTGGCTCGGGATAGACCACGCTATCCCAATTCTGTCTCAGTTCTTTTTCGATGCTCATGGATCACCTAAGATTTTTGTTATAGATGTCTTGCTGTTGCTTCAAGCGACGAGCAGTCTCAGAATCTATGCCTTTGATCTTGGTGAAATCCCATTGCTCAATCGGCAAGTTAGGTTTCACAAGATTAGGATTCTTGTCGAACACAGAGTTAATTGTCTTCATTGCACCATCACGAGCAGTCTGTGCATCTGTAATCAACTTATCGTTCTTGTACCGATCAATGGCTTTTTCGGTTGCTTGTTGAGGGGTTTGGTAGGTCAAAACACCCTGGTCATTAGGAGCCTTCTTACCAAGTTCCTCGGTAAACAAGTCAATCAGCTTCTGCTTTTTCTTGAGTTTCTCAAGTCCAGGATCAATGAATGCGCTGGTAATTCCAGCCTCAATAGTCAGATCGCTAATAGCCTTCTGATGGCCCTTATCCACCAGTGAGCGAGTCAGCGTATGGAACTCACCCTCAGATAGGCTTCTGGAAAATTGAGTCAGTTCGCCAACATTTTTGTACTGACCACGCACAACACCGTCATAGATTTGTGCAAACAGAACAGGATTGGCCTCTGGCTTTTGCGGCTTGGTAAACGCAATCGCCTGGTCAGGAGTCATCTGCTCAAGTTCAATACCCATTGCCGCAATCTCGATCTTGCGTTTCTGAGATGTATTGGGATTCAGCATCTCAAGCACCATTGGCTTGAACTTGTCTTTGTTTGCCGCCTTGCTTTCAGCCTCGGTAATCTTACGCAGAGACTCAATATCTGAGTAAGACTTGATCACAGTCTCACGCAACTTGTCTTTTGCCTCCTGCGTGAGGTTGCTAAGCAAAGGAGTCAGGTTGCCTGCATCACCGGAAAGCAACTTCTGAGCAGCAACGCCAGCATTAGGTGCAAACGTCCGATCAGTCATTTGACCAACCAGTGCGCCAACCTTTGCAGTCTCAATAATCTTGTAGGCTTCCAGAGCGTACTTATTACCACCAGCCATGCGAATGCTGGTTGCACTGGTGTACGGAGAGATCATGTTTTGCAACACAGTCTCCAGTTGATCCATTGGCAAACCAGGCCGCATCTGACCAGTATCAGGATCAACGCCAGGCTGAAGATATGACTTAATCACGTTCTCAATAGGAGCGCGAATCTTCTGCAAAGATTGTTCAATGTCAGCAATGTAGGTAGCCTGACGAGCCTTCTCGTCAAACACCAGCGCCTGCTTGTAAGCAGCATGGCCCACCGTGGACATCTGGGCTTTGAACCGGATAGATGTCTCAGGATCAAGTGATGTCAGTACGGCAGTCGTGCCATCAATGTCGTCACGCAAGTCCTTCTGGAACTGCACCGGATCAATGACCTCACCACGCTCCATACGCATCAGACGGTCAGACTGACGGTTCTGGAACTGAGTCAGCAACTCGCTACCAAGAATGTGGGCAGAAGCCTTGTTGTAAGTTTCTTGGAAGATTCGACCAGCACCCTCGATCTTTGGCATCTCGCCAGTTTGCTTGGCTAATTCCAGTTGTTCTTGAGTAGGCGGGAACTCAACTGCGTATTTCAGTGCAGCTTTCTCAGCCTCTCGTGCAGCCTGATTCTGGAAGAACGATGTCATCCGATCAATCTGTGCGCCAATGTCAGCAAGACCTTGCGCCCGGACTTGTTGCGGGGCGGTGGAGATTCTGGGCAGATCAGCGTACTGAACGCCTATATTTTCATAGCGGGGCAATTCAGGCATTGTTAACCCCTTGCAATAGTTGGATCAGGCATACTCCTATCAAAGACTGGAGCATTGTTTGGAGTTGCATACTGTTGAGACATTGCAGTTCCCATCGCAACCGTACCAATTGCTTTCATGTAGCCAATGTGTTCAGCAGAACTTGCAGCAGAGTACAGAGCCTGAGATTGTGCAAGTCCACCAGACCTTGCCATCTCTGCATTCTCAACGCTGATCTGGAACTCACGACCTGCCTTCTGAGCATTCATCTGGTCAACCGTCAATGGGCTACCAGTAAACGGATCGACTCCACCAGCGGCGGCACGAGCGCGAACAGTTGAACCAAGACGTTGCTGACGCATAAAGATTTCGTTAGCCTGTCGGTTGTAGTTCAAGGCATTCTGACGACCTTGCAATTCAGCTTGTTGCGCCTGAAGACGCATAGAGGACGCTTGTTGTTCGGCCTGTTGTATCTGTGCTGATGCAGATACGATTGCTCCAATAATTGCTACTGCTTCCATTATGTGCCTCCGTACACAGACAGTTTGTACTCAAGACCAAGCAGGTTCAACTTGAGAGGCAAATTCTGTGAGATGGTGATCTGTCCATCCTGGTCATATCCAGAGATACCAGACACGGTTTTCGTTCCAGTGAACTCAGGCATATCGTTGTCCAGAATGTTCTGTGTATCAAACGTCCGAATCGGAACCAGGTTGCCGTTGACCAGCAAGTGCTGAGTCTTGTACAGAATTGCATTGACTTCCACCACACGCTTCACGAATCCGGTACGCACACCAGCAGACAGGCGAGGCTCAATCGGCAGGGTCACCAAAGAGATGTTAAACGGCAGGCCAACCTCGTAGCTGGTCGTGCTGGCTCGATCCATTGTGATTGATCCACCACCACTCACAGTCTCGTTTGACAGCACAGAACCATCAGCAATGACGTTCAGTTCCTTGGCAATGTGCGGCAGTCCAGTGATGGTCGTCGCAACGCCACCAGTAAACGCACAGTCTGTGAACAATGCGGTTTCAAAGACTTCAACGAAATACTTGGTCGTTCCGTTAAACGTCCGAGCAACCACGACATAGGTATCTTCAATGTCCACACCAATGTCTTTGAACAGCCCATCCGTTGTCAATTTACTGGGTGCAACCACGTTTTGTTGACGCAGAACCGAGTAGTTGGCAATCGTTCCATCGCCGTTCAGGATGTACAGTGTGTCTGCCTCGTCGGTACTGATCGACTTTCTCAGTGCCAGTTCGACAGGAGAAACGATCAGATGACCAGACAATAGACTGATTGACTGGCTGACATAGGACAGGGTTGTGTCGCTGTACAAGAACTCGTTGAGGGTTTTGCCCTGGCGTTGGATGTACAGTGTCCCAGACTGCAATGTGTTGCAACGAATACCCTCACGAGAACCGTTGCGGCTGATAGCCTTCACAAAGAAGTTGGTCGGGGTGATGGGTTCCAGACCCTGCTGCGGAACGTAGAACTCACCTCCGCTGGTGAACACCTGCAAGTCACGACCACTAATAATGTCAATGATCACGTTCAGGCTGTTGGTATCTAGCGTTGCCTCGACAGCATCGTCGTCATAGGCTTGATCAGGCTGGAAGTCAAAGAACTGCCCGACCTTGCTACCCCAGACGGTAGAGGGACGGCTCTTACTGCCGCCAAAGTACAGCCGCCCCTCATGGAACGTAGCAGTCCGAGGCCAGCCTTTGGTTGACGACCAAACGTTTTCATAGCCAGCCTCAAGTTCCCAAAAGCCACTGGCAATGGCACTGATATCGAAGAATGGAATTTCAGTTACAGCACGAACGACAGTGCCACTGGTATAAGAAACAATTTTTGCTCTGCCCTGCGGGTCTGCATTGATGTATTGACCAACACTTCCAGCCGTAAAAACAGAAGCACTCGCAGTCAATGTGACACTGCCAGAAACAGCAGAAGGAGTCAGGGTTGCGGCAGGATTTGATAACGATGCCGTGAATTGATATTTTGGAATACCAACAAACGAGATATTGCTGACAGTCCAGCTTGCATCCGTTGCCCCACGAACAATCTTGATCGGGCTGATGTCCTTGTGCGTGATGATCAAAGTATCAGCACTCTGAGTCCAGCACATGGTGGACAAGATCGAACTGGTGATGTTCGTCGTCGTTGCGTAGTCGTTCCCGCTACCATTGATGTTCGTGATCAAGGCTTTATTCTTGAACACATACATCCGCTGGTTAGCGAACACTAACATATAGTGATCGTCAACGGAGAACTCGAAGGGAACAGATCGGGTTCCATTGGCGGGAGATGCCGCACTAGGAATCTCAAAAATGTGCCGTAGACCGTTTCTACGCTTTACCCCACCCTGGGGTTGCACCACCACGTTTGTAAGCGATTCTGCGCCGTTCTGGTACTGTTGCAGGTCAACCCTGGCACGAAGCAAAGGGTCGATCTCCCCGCTGGAGAAGTTCGTTTGAATCGAAACAATCCGAGTCATCAGAACCTCACAGCAACCAGGCTAAAGTCTTCAAACGCTTGCGTTGTGTTGCCCTGACCATCAATGACCATTGCAGTACGGAAATAACCACCACGGTTGTTCTCGCCAGGAGAACCCACAGCAATGGACTGCCAATACTGAGCCTTAGCATCTTGGTCGGTCATGGGGGTTGCCAGATGCCAGCACATCATGTACTTCAGCAACTGGATGAAATAAGAAGGCATCTCCGATTCTGTCGGGAGATACTGGTAGTCAATGACCACCGTTTCCTCGTTGGTCAGTAGCTTGTCGCCTTGGATCGTCCACTGGCTGAACGTCCTTGCACCAACTGCGGTACTGTTGAATGCTCTCCTGATCGTGCCCAGACGGTCAGAAGGTAGCTGATATTCGTACTTGTATTCGTTGACAGGCGTGTTGGTCGTCTGGGCCAACTGCACCTTTTTGAAAGTGAAACTCCAGGGGAAAGACTGGAGAGTTGATTTCTTAACACCAGGGTAGATGCGGTCACAGATGTTGGATGCGTCAGTGCCTTCATTGAATGAAGAAATAGCCTTCTGACCAATCATCAGCAAGGCATCAGAGCAAACTCTAATATCTGTATCGCCAGCAGCCATGTGTCACCTCAGATGTAAGAATGGCCTGCCACCAGAAATCCAGTAGCAGGCCGATCCACTTGGTTACCGATTAGTCAGTATCGGTAGCGGTAACAGTCACACCGTCAGTGATGTCAACAACACCAGCGGAGTTGCTGTTCACATAGGCGGTAGACATGACGGGCGTGCCGCCAGTTGCGCTGTAACAGAAGATGATGTCGCCGACTTTCAGCAGCGAAGCAACGCTGTTGAAATAGCCAGAGGCACGAATCACTGATTGAGCGTCAGTGCTGGAGTAGGTCCAAATGGCGGGAGCATTGCCCGACTTGGACTGACCACCAACAGCGTTAAAGCCAGTTGCGGAAAAAGCCATGATATGTACTCCTTATTCGCGGCAGGTAATGGCAACAATACCGCCAGCGTCGATAGCGATAGCACCAGCGGAGAACATCGAGGCAACCAACCACGAGGTTTTCTCGGGGATATAGTTGATCTCGCTACGGATAGCCATAGACTCAGCCATGCCAACCGACATCTTGTGGTAAGCGTAGACAACACGGTCAACACCAGAGCCGCCACCAGTCAAGCCACCTTCAGAACGGTCACCAATCACGTTGAACGTAAAGCCCATGAACGTGTTGATCTCGCCCTGAACCAGAGCCTTCACGCTGTTGAAGTCGCTGGAGGTCACTTGCGTTTCCGACAGCAGGTTCGACAGTTGCGAAGCGTGCATAACAATGTAGCGGTCTTCCATCGGCACGTTGTTAGCGTTCATCAAACGCTGTGCGTCACGGAGTTTAGCCATGTTCATGTTGGTCGTAGCACCACCAACGCTGTTAGCCACGGTCAGCGAAGTGCTGGAGTTAGCCAGAGCATCAATGATCATCTGATCGCTACGACGACCAATAGCCTTGGCAACCACTTGCACCAGTTCTTGGCGCTCGTCGAAGTTGACTTTGGCTTGGTTGAAGATGTCGCTGTATTCAGCAGCAATGTAGTCCGTGAGAGTCACGGTTGCTTGCGAATAGGTGACGTTCAGCGGGGTCACATCGGTTTGCGGAACGCGAACCTGGGCAACGCCAGCGCCGATCTTGGGGAACTTGTGGGTGGACGCAGTAACGCCAGTGCGAAGACGGACAGTGTTACGCAAAACGGCATCAGCTTGATACGCTTGCTTCACTTCCGTGTCGAACAGGGTTACAAATGCGTTAGAAATGCTAATCGCCATTTGTTTTCTCCTGAAAACGGTTAATAAAGAGTTTTATCGCCGCTGGTTGTCCAGATCGCTCCGGGCCGTGACTTGTGCCTTACAGCGCACCCCTGGGCTGAACACAGCCATCATGGGCCTTTCGGTTGTCCATAGCCCGATTATAAGCATTTTGTGTACTTGTCAAGTCTTTTTTTGCAAATATTTCATACCTGCCACAATCCAGACAAACCCACCGTTCCCTGCCAGTGGTTAACTCCGATTGGCTTAATCTACCTCCACACTTACAGATTCTCATAATTGCCCTATGGTGAATGTTGGAGCAAAGCACAGCCTAACCGTAAGTGAATACAGCTCGCTCTGTGCCTCGATGCTTGCCCTACGGAGCCATGCCATCGCTTCACACTGAACAGACTTAAACGGCTAGAGGCGCATAAGCGAGGCTCCTACCGCAACCACCAGGCTCTATTCTTAGCCCACCTTCCCTGCTTTGGCTGGCTCGTGTAACAGGGTTATTTAAGACTCCACCACCGACGTACCGCATGGATTCCGAGTCATCGTAGAAAACAAAAAAGCCGCTTACAACTGCCCTCGGTAGGAACCCTGCGGTAAAAACCAAGGGCGAGAGCATGTGTAAACGGCTTCCATTTGTCGCTTCCTACGGCAACGGTTCCCATTATGCCAAAAAAAAGACCCCTGTCAAGCAGGGGTCAAACCCTCATGGCAGTGCGGGTTAACCGTACATCTTCTCGAATAGCTTTTCAACCTTGGCACGATAGGCAGGATTGCTCTTGTACTCAGGATTTCCCACCATTGCGTCCAGTTCTTCCTTGGATACGCTACCTTCAGCGTTGGATTTGAGCGTTTCCACAGGAACCCTGCCCTCATAGGTCTGGCGCAGCTTAGACAGGGCTTTAATGCCTCTGGCGGTGTCACCCCACTTGGTGAACTCCTGGAACTCCTCCTGGCTCCAGATGCCCTTCTGCACCATGCCACGACCCCAGGTAGCCATGTCAGCAATCACAGCCTTGGCGTTTGGCCCCAAAGCCTCCAGTTCTGCTTGCATATTGACCTGGGCAGACTCCATGTTGCGCCCACCGATCTCGTTGACACTACGAGCCAGTTCCTCGAAAGCAGACTGGGAAATGCCGTACTTCTGTGCCCAACCCACATAAGCACTGACCACCGGGTCATCTGCTTTGAGATTAAGACTTTCTAACTCATATTTGCCGTCTTCAGGGGCTTTGTGGCCTCCTGCTCGGAACTTCTTTTCAAGTTCCACATAAGACTTGCTGATCCCCTCCAGATCAGGTTCTGCCTTGTCCTTATTCCAGAACTTCTCAGGCCAGAAATCGGGACGCTCTAGAGGACCATCGTCAGCAGTAGGATCAGGATTGGTATGACTGATGCTTTGCTCATGGCCCTCGGTTGTCTGCCCTTCTGCATCGCCTTCAGCGGCGGCTGCTTCCAGCAGGCCAGGGTTGTCATTTGCTTCGCTCATTTAAGTTTTGCCTTTCGCATTCGTGTTTCAATATCGCGGATCACACTGTTTTGTCCCTCTCGGAACAGACCCAGTGACTTATCCGCACCAGGCTCCCAACATGGCTGCTCCAAATAGAAGTCTCGCATCCATGCTAGAACTTTTTTACCCTCATCTGTGCTGAAAGTTCTTGCGAACATCAGATTCAGGTCAACACCCTTTTGATCAGGCTCAAACTGCTCTGAGCCTTCCAAGTCATCCCATCCTGCCATTTACATGGCTCCTTCTAATGCTGGCGCTCCTGCGGCTGGAGCCTGCGCCTGTTGTGCTTGCATTGCCATCTGTTGCATCTGTTGCATCATCTGGGCACGTTCCTCTGGGCTAGTCCTGATCATTGCAGGCACACCCAGCTTGTCAGCGATATAGTCAGCAACGCTACCCATCTTCACAGCCATCTGACCCTCTGGACCAAGGCTCTGGGCAATCTGCATGAACTGGATAATGTTCTGCACCTCATCCATGTTCTGCGCCATTGCCAGGGGGCTGACAGGGCTAACCTTAACGTCCAGGCCATTGATCCGCAAAGGCAAGTCAATCAGGCCACGTTCGTCCATGATCTCCAGAATCTTGGTGACCATCGGAATCATGGTTTCATTGATCAGACGACCAAAGGCTGAACCCAGGTTCTGAGACAGTTCCTTCATGCGCTCGACCACCTCGGTAGCTGATCTGGCGCTCATGTTGTCAGGAGGCAGGCTCTCGTCCAGCAAAGTGCGCTTGATAGACTGAACCAGGTCATTGATCACGATCTGGGTTACGTTGAAGTCTCCCGCACGAGGCAGAGGCTTAATAGCATCTCCCTGGGGACCACCGTTACGAGCCACCGGAATGATCGCACCAGGCACAATCTTCACGTTTGCAGGGTTCAAAACACCGTCATCAGCCGCAGTGTACACGCCAGTGATAGCCAGTGAAGCATTCTTCAGCAGCAGTTCCTTGGTCTTGTTCAGCGTCTTGATGTCAGGCAGTGCGGTCAGGACAGGCCCACGACCATAGATTTCACCAGCCACCTTCATGTACCGGGAAACCACCCAAGGAGAAGTCTTCATCTTCTTCTTGACCAGCATCGTCTTGGTCTTCTCGTGAACAACGTAGTAGGTGTAGTCACCCCTGTCGATGTTCATCACAGTGGCCTCGATGAGGTCAACTTCCTCAGTCGGCTTGTCAGCAATCTGATCCTGGACTTCTTTGGGAATCTTGGCATCAGGCCATTGCAACTGGATAGCCTCACCCTTCAGACGCATCTTGCGGTAGACGTTATCCACCTGACCGTTTGCACCTTCCTCGAAACTTACAAGGTACTGCGGGACAGGGATAAAGTTGATCGGACTGACTGCATCTCCAGACTGAACCAGCATCACGGCAGTGCCAACAGACAAGTCCAGCAAGAACTCACCCATTGCAATGTCAAAGTTGGACTGCTTCAGTACAGCGAACATCTTGTCGTTGTACAAATCCAAGGCTCGTTGCAGTTCAGACTTGCGGTTGGGCGGGATGTCAGTGCCTGACTCCAGACGACACCATTTGCGTTGGGGCGGGAAGATGCCAGATTGCAGACGGTTGGCAAATCGTTGGGTAGAGTTGATGGCAGTCGAATCAAAGACTCGGCTCATCTTCTTCTTGCCACCGACACGACCTTCGTACTCGCCACCATAGAGGTTACGCTGCGGGAGGGCAAACTCCATCGCATCCTCATACAGAGAACGGAAGTCTTCCTTCTTGTTCTGAGCGATTTTCTGTCGCTTGAGCAACTGGTCAACAGTTAAATCAGCCATCAATCTTCTCCCTCATCGTCTTCATCTTCGAGCGTGTTTTTGCCTTTGGCATCCGTGATCGGGCCACCAGGTTCCCATGTGTTGCAGGTGCGGGAGTGCGTACAAGGGATGTCCCACTCGTCGCAGTACCCACCAGACTCACCTGTGTCCACCCATTCCGGATCGACTTCAGGCGGCGTCACCTGTTCGTACTGCTTCATGCAGTCGTCAATGAACTTGGTCTTCCAGTAGTGACCGCAGTTCCCGCAGACCATCTCACGAGCCGCATATTCGCTGACGTTCCACTTGGCAGACTTCATCAACCAGAAGATAACCTCTGGCATCTTTGGGTTTGGCGGTCCAAGGTCTGCCTTGACGATGCAGATATGGTGATTCTGGATACTGAGTTTCTTGTCCTTGAGAACTTCTGGGCATTCGCCCTTGGTAAAGTCTCGTTGAGGTTCAGCGGTGAGGTTTTTTGTAGCCATTATTCGTACCACTCCAAGGTCATAAATGCGGCATGAGATGTGCCATTCACGTTGGTCATGCGGAACAGGTAATTAGTCAATGGCTTCAGGACGTATTCCAGAGCAGCGCCAGTTCCACCACTAGCCTTTTTGCCAATACCACCTGGAACGATCTGTCCATCAAGCATTGTTCCAATAGAAGTCACAGTCGGGTTGATGACCATTGCAACTTGGCTCGGATTGCTGACAGCGTAATTGCGGTTTCTGTTGATTGGCGTAAATGAGGTTCCACCACTGGTGGCTGTGCCTTCATAGATATAAAACTCAGCATCACCTTGACAAAATAGTGAAGGTGTAAGGTGTGGAAACACGCCAGCAGGAGATGCCATTACGATGTCGATGCTGTCTCCCGCTGCCAACTTTGCACTGACAGGTTTTATGTAGAAAGCAAAGAATGCCCGACCATCATGGTTACGCTGATGGTTCACATCAACGACGATAACAGGCGCGTCTGCACCGGAAACCACGTTGTTCCCGGCGTTGTTCTTATGAGTCAGCGCAACAAACTGTGCTGATGTATCTTCTGACTCACGATCAATCAGGATGACTGCCATGCTTGGCCTCCATCCTTACTTCTTGGCGGCAGCTTTGCGGCCTTCGCTCATTGCGATAGCAGTGGCTTGCGCCTGGCTCTTGACGACAGGACCGCCTTTGCCAGAATGCAGGGTTCCTGCCTTCCACTCGCGCATGACCTTGCCGACTTTCGCCTGCATCTTGGCCTTTTTCTTGTCTTCCATTTCAGCTCCCGGTCATCGAACCAGCGCCTAGCTTGGTCGTCGTCTGGATACCCGTAGCGGCATCTTCACGCTCGGTAGACAGCAACTGAGCCAGACCACCACGGCGACGAGCCATCATGCGGGCTTGTGCCTTCTGTGCGGCTTCCGTCTTTTGAGCATTCAGTTCAGCTTCTTGCTTTGCCAGTTGCTCACGCTGTTGTTCGATCTGACGAGCCGCTGCGCCATCTTGACCAAGACCACCACCAAAAAATCCACTCATGTTCAACTCCTAGCCATAATGAAGAAATCTGCCTTGTCAGGACCGTACTTTTCCATACGACCCTCGATGTGGAACCCTATGGCTTTGCCCCACTTGACAGCACGTTCGTCGTCGCATCTTACGACTATTTGCAATCTATGCAAGTTTCCTGCTTTCACTCTGAAATCACGATAAACCAGTGCCGCCCTGGTCATGGTTAAGGCGAATTTTCGCCCTCTCTCCTCTGTAATCATCCAGAGTTCCTCCACCCCAGGCCACAGAGTCACTGCCCCACAGCACCCCACTGGACGACCATGTAGTATCGC